GCCAATTCCGCCGACAGCTTGCGCTCCGACCACCTGCCCTACGTGATCTGCGACGAGGTTGACGCGTACAAGTGGGACGTCGGCGGCGAAGGCGATCCAATGACGCTGATCGAAAACCGCCAGCGAACGTTCTCTCGGGCGAAGACGTTCTTGATTTCGACACCGACGAACGAAGGCGAAAGCCGCATCTATCAGGCGTATCTGCGATCAGATCGCCGCCGCTATCACGTCCCCTGCCCGCACTGCGGCACGCATCAACCGCTGATCTGGTCCCCGGAAACGATGCGCTACCGGATTGAGATTGTGGACCACTCTGACGGCAAAGCCACCGATGCAGCGACAGAGCAAAAGGTCGTTGTCGATGCATGGTACGTCTGCACCGACTGCGGGGCAGAAATTCGCGAAGGAAGCAAACCGGCAATGCTTGCAGATGGCCGCTGGATTGCTCAAAGGCCGCACGTCAAGGCAACCCGCGGCTACCACATCAATGCGCTGTACTCGCCTGTCGGGCTCGGCTTGACTTGGCTGCAAATCTGCCAGAAATGGGTTGATGCGCAGCAAGACTCATCAGCCTTAAAGGCCTTCATCAATACCTACTTGGGCGAAGTCTGGCGAGAAGAAGGAGATGGCGCCGACGCCAACACGCTGCAGACTCGCGTGGAACAGTGGGATGCAGAGGAGATCCGCGTCAAAGTCCGCCCGCTGCGCGTTGTGGCTGGCGTCGACGTCCAGAAAGACCGCCTTGAGGCGACCGTAGCAGGATTCAGCACCGGCGAGGAATGCTGGGTTCTCGACCACATCATCATCCCAGGCGACACCACATCCGCATCAACATGGGAAGACCTGCACGTAGCGCTATCGGACGCTGGCGTGACTCGGGCAGCCATCGACAGCGGCTACAACACGTCTTATGCAGTCGCATTCTGTGACCGATACCCATGGGCGACAGCGACCAAGGGCATATCAGGCCGCGGCCGCACGCTGATTGATGACGACCTCAAGCGCCGGCAACGCCTTCGACGCAAACGCAAACGCGGGCAGCCCGTAGAGCCGATTGGAGTCGATCAAGGGAAGTCAATCATTTATGCCAGGCTCAAGCTGCCGAAGCCAGGGCCGGGATATTTCCATTTCCCAGCCGACAACGTTTTTGATGACGAATATTTCCTGCAGCTTGCCGCCGAAGAGCTGCGCACCAAAATCAGGAACGGCCGCCCTGTCGCTGAATGGGTGCAGATTCGCCCGCGAAACGAGGCGCTTGACTGCCTGCTGCTCTGCCTCGTCGCTCACCGCCTTGCCGGCGAACTTCCGGCCGCAAATCCGGCACAAAAACAACCGGCCGCACGCAGGCCAGTCGCATCACCGAACATTGAAAGGTCAGAATGGAACGCGAGACTGTGAATCGCCGGGAGGCGTCGCTCGAATGGCTTTGCGAACAGATTGCAGACGTTGTTCGGCCAGAGTTCGGAGGATCGGCCGAGCGCAGCCAGTCGCTTGCTCAAGCCGTGATGAAAAGGCTTCGCGAGCGCTGTGGCGGAAGGCACATCTACATTGCAAGCGCGGTGAAACTGCGCCATGAGGCGATTGTTTCAGAGTTCAACGGGCGCAACATTGCGGAATTGGCGCAGAAACACGGCGTTTCCGAGCGCTGGGTTTATCGTCTGACCAGCAAGCCAAAAGAACCGCGCAAAAGGTGAACGTTTTGCTCTAGTTCGTCCACGCAAGGCTGCGCAGAATCCTGTTTCATGCGCAGCGATTACACTCCTCCTTTGCGGCTTCGCCCCGTCCGCTCCTTCCAAGCAGTCGCTGCGCACCCCGTATGAGCTCGGCAAGCGATCGCCTCGCCGCGTATCTGGCCGCTGAACTGGCGATTCTCGGTCGGCAGTCATACACCATTGGCGACCGCTCTCTGACGATGGCGGATCTATCCGAAGTCCGTCGCGCAATCACCGCGCTACAGAAGGAAGTCTCCGCGGAAACCGCTGGCACATCCGGCCGCGTCGGGCCTCGTCACATGCTCTGCGACTTTCGATGACGGACCGCGCGCGAGCCAACTTGATCGACCGCATTTTTGCCGCAGTGGCGCCAGTCGCCGCGTTGCGTCGCGCCGCCGCCCGCCGCGTGCTTGCCAGTTACGACGCAGGAACGCCAAGCCGCCTTCGGAGATTCTCTCGCGAGACTCGATCGGGAGATCACCTGGCCAATTTGCAATCGGCATCTATCCGCACGCAGGCGCGCGACCTTGACCGGAATCACGACTTGGCAAAAGGCGCACTGACTGTGATGGTCAACAACATCGTCGGGCCGGCCGGTGTTGGAATTGAACCGCAGCCGCGATCTGTTTCAGGCGAAATCCTTGACGACCTTTCGCGGCAACTGCTCGAACTCTGGCGCGACTGGCAAAGACTGCCGGAAGTCACGAGAGCGCATTCTTGGGCATCTGTTCAGCGTCTGATGTGCCGCACATGGCTTCGCGACGGCGAAGGATTCGCACAGCTGCTTGAAGGCTCGATCCCGTCACTCGACCACGGGACGAAAGTACCGCTTTCGCTGGAGATGATCGAGCCTGACCTGGTCCCAACTGAAGCCGAAGCGATGCCGCCACAAGGTGGTGGAATCGTGCGCAACTCATGGGGCCGGCCTGTCGAGTATCGCGTCTACAAGCGTCACCCAGGAGCCAACGTTCGACTGTTTCAAGCCAGCGACCTGAAGACCATCCCGGCGGATCGCATGTTGCACCTGATGCTGACCGATCGCATCGGGCAAGGCCGAGGCGTTTCTGTTCTCGCATCGGTAATCACACGGCTTGAAGACCTCAAGGACTACGAGGAAAGCGAGCGAGTCGCCGCAAAGATCGCCGCCAGCATGGCTGCGTACATCAAGAAATCGGAGCCTGACCAGTACGCCATGGAGACTGACGCGGGCGGAGAAATCCTCCCGCGCGACATGCGATTCCGCCCGGGCATGATATTCGACGACCTTCGCCCCGGCGAAGAAATCGGAATGATTGACACCAGCCGGCCGAACACAAACCTACAGGCGCATCGCGACGGCCAGCTCCGCGCGATCGCAGCTGGCATCGGTGGCAGCTACAGCTCCATCAGCCGCAACTACAACGGCACCTACTCCGCGCAGCGCCAAGAGCTGATCGAGCAGTGGACGCACTACCAATCCATGACTGAGGCTTTCACGGCGCAATTCGTCAGGCCTGTATGGGAGCGATTTGTGGCGCTCGCGCTTGCCTCTGGTCTGATCAAAGCACCTTTGGAGCTCGACCTGACAACGCTCGACGACGCGCTTTTCGTCGGTCAGACGATGCCATGGATTGACCCGGCGAAAGAAGCCCAGGCGAACGAGATCCTAGAGCGCAACTGCTACAAGTCGGGCCCTGAAATCATCCGCGCACGCGGCGGCAATCCTCGCGAGACTCTGACGCAACAGGCCAGTTGGGCGCGCGAGAAAGCAGAGCGTATTGGAGTACAGAACGTTGCCGGAGACATGAACTCCGACGCGACCGACCAAGAAAACGACGCAGAAGACAACACGGAAAACGCCAATGCAGCCTGAACAAATCCAGAGCGCGCCGCCGTCATGGTGGGCAATCAGCTGTCGAGGCGGAAGCCGATCGGCAGAAGTGAGCATTTATGGCGACATCGGAGAGAGTTGGTCTGATGAAACAGTCACCGCTCGCGCATTTGTTGCCGAGATCGCCAAGCTCCAAGTCGACAGCCTGCTGGTCCGGATAAATTCGACCGGCGGCAGCGTCCCCGATGCGCTAGCGATCTACAACGCGCTGCGCCGCCATCCTGCCGCCGTCGTCAGCCGAGTCGAAGGCGTCGCCCTCAGTTGTGCCTCAATGATCGCAATGGCCGGCGATGCCGTCGAGATGGCGGAAAACGCCATCCTGATGATTCATGCGCCGTGGTCTGGCGTCGCCGGAAATGCCCGCGACCTGCGCGAGATGGCAGACACGCTCGACCGTTTCGCCGCGTCCATGGCTACCAGCTACGTCCGGCCGAAGACAAAAGACTCGCCCGGCCTGACCTACGACGAAGCGCTTGCGCTGCTCACTGACGGCGCCGACCACTGGTACAGCGCAAGCGAGGCGATGGGCGCCGGCTTGGTCGATCGCATCACCGAAGCGCAGCGCATCGCCGCAGCCGTTGATATGCACCGCTATCAAATCCCGCCAAGGCTCAGGCCAGCGGCATCTATCCCCCTGGCAAAAAAGGAATCAGCTATGACACCAGAAGAAATCCAAGCCGCGGCACTTGCGGCGAAACCCACTCCGCAAGAAGCCGTCGCGCCTGCCGCGGCAATGATTCAGATTGACGAGATCAAAGCCGAAGCTCTGCGCGACGATGCACAGCGCCGGCAGAACATCGAAGCAATTGCAGCGCCGTGGCTGCAAGGCGAAGGCGCCCGCACCGACGTTCGCGAACTGGTGAAGGCTGCCAGCAACAGCGGCCAAAGCGTCGAGGCTTTCCGCCGCGACTTCCTGATCCTGCTCGGCAAAAACAACCCAGGCATCGGTGGCGGCGTGCTCTTCACCGTCGAGGACGAGACCGATAAGTTTCGCGCTGGCGTTACCTCCGGCCTGCTGATCAAAGCCGGTTTGTCGGCCAACGACACCGGCAACGAATTCCGCTCTTATTCGCTGATCGAGATTGCCCGCGCCTGCTTGCAACGCCGAAATATCTCGATGCGCGGCATGGAGAAAATGCAGGTCGTCGGAGCGGCTTTCACGCATTCGTCCAGCGACTTCACGAACCTTCTCGCCGACGTCAGCAATAAAGCGATGCTCAAGGGCTGGGAAAGCGCCGAAGAGACCTTCCAGAAATGGACGAGCCGCGGCAATCTGCCCGACTTCAAGGCCAGCAAGCGCGTCGACATCAACACCTTCCCGGCATTGGCCAAGGTGGAGCAGGGCGCCGAGTACAAGTACGTGACGACCGCCGATCGCGGCGAAACGATTCAGCTCGCTACCTACGGCTCGCTCTTCTCGATCACCCGTCACGCCATCATCAACGACGATCTGATGGCCTTCACCCGCGTCCCGGAAAAAATGGGCCGCGCCGCCATCCGCACCGTTGGAAATCTGGTTTACGCCATCCTGACCGGCAACCCGAACATGGCAGACGGTGTTGCGCTGTTCCACGCGAACCATGCCAACCTGCTGACCGGAGCCGCCATCTCGACCGCATCGGTAGACCTGGCCGCCGCCGCAATGGCTCGCCAGACGGACCCGACCGGAACGACGCTCAACATCAACCTAGCCTATCTGATTGTTCCTCGTACTCTGAAGGGTCTGGCATTGACGGTCGCCACCAGCGAGCAGGAAATCACATCGGCGAAGACGGCCACCACGCCGAACTGGATGCGCAACACATTCGAAGTTATCGCCGATCCTCGCCTTGACTCGACCTCCGTTTCCAACTGGTTCGGCGCTGCGTCGCCGGTCACGAACGACACCATCGAAGTTGCCTATCTCGACGGCAACGACCAGCCGCAGCTTGAGCAGCAAGGCGGATGGACGGTGGACGGCGTTGAATTCAAGGTTCGCATCGATGCAGGCGTCAAGGCGCTCGATCACCGCGGCCTGGTCAAGAACCCGGTCTGATAACCAATCCAGCTTGATTTGACACCCGCGGGCAGCCGCGGGATTGAAAGGAAAACCGCATGAAAACTTTTTTGTACGATGGCGACACCCTCCCGATGACCCCGGCAGCTGATGTGGCCTCCGGGACCGGATACCTGTTTGGCGCCGCACTGTTTGGTGTGGCTGTTGCTGATGTCGCCAATGGCGCTACCGGCGCATTCCTGACTGAGGGTGTCGTGACGATCGCCAAAACATCAGCGCTCGCAATCGCGATCGGAGATCGGCTGTTTTGGGATGCGACCAACAGCGTCGTCAACAAGACCAGCGTCGGTCAGCAGTGCGTCGGAGTGGCTTTCTCAGCCGCGGCCAATCCGTCGAGCACGGTGCAGATGAAGATCGGCCAGTATTTGCCGGCCGCAACCTGATACGCGCTGGAAGAACCGCGCGGCTCGCGCCGCGCGCTGACCACTCTCGACTGCTGGCCACATCATGACGACCCTAACCAGACCACAAGCAACAGACTACCTAGACGGCGCAGGCGTCGAGCTTGACCTGGTGCTCGGCGAGTATGCTGACTTGATAGAGGCTACGGAGTCAGGCTTGGCGACGCACGACCACAACGGCGGCGACGGAGGGCAGATTGCTTACTCAAACTTGTCTGGTCTCCCAACGCTCGGCACTGCTGCTGCCCTTGATGTCGGAACGACTGCAAACAAGATTCTGCAGCTTGACGCAACGGCAAAGCTTCCTGCTGTCGATGGATCGCAACTGACCAATCTTCCGTCCGTAGTTGGCGACCACGGCGCACTTTCTGGCCTGGCTGATGACGATCACGCGCAGTATCACACGGACGCGCGCGGCGATGCCCGGTATTCCGTCCTGGCGCACAATCATGCCGGAGTCTACGAGGCGTCTGGTGCCACTGCAACGCACTCAGCGTTGACCAGTGCCGTGCACGGCATCACGGTCTTTGGTGCATCCCTGGTGGATGACGCAAGCGCCGCAGACGCTCGGTCCACGCTCGGCCTTGGTGGTGCGTCGACGCTCTCAGTAGGAACGATTGCCGGCACCGTTGCAGCAGGAGACGATGCCCGCCTGACCGATGCTCGCACCCCTGTTGCACACAACCACGTCACCGGAGATGTCACCGGGTTCGCCGCCGCCGCGCTCGCTGCTGCCCCAGCGGAAACCGCCAGTAGCGTCGGATCCCTAATTGCAGGC